TTGCTCAACGACGGGTTGTTCTTCCCGTAGTCCTGCCCGAAAAGCTCCCCCACGCCCCGTCCAGCGTTGACGGCCAGGGCCTCACTTGCATGCAACGGTACGCCGACCGTGTCGTTCAGCACACGCCCGAGCACGCCCCACGGCGTGGTCGACGACTTCTTCGGCTTCGGCGCCTCGGGTGCCGCGCCCGCGTTCATGGCGTCGAGCACCGACTTGGCGCCAGGATCGAGCGCCTCGGGAGGCGTCGCCTGCGCCGAGTTGATCGCCGACAGGATCGAGTTGAGATCAGCCATCAGCCGTAGATGTTCTTGTAGCTCGCCGTCACCTTGGCGGCGTTGGCCTGCCGCACTGCGTATGCCGATGCGATGTTGCCCGCCGTCATGCGCAGCAAGTTCTTCTCGGGGTCGGACAGGTCCTTGCCAAGGCCAGTCGTCACGTATGCCTCGACCACGGCAGGCGCCATGTTCGGCTTGACGTGGCCCGTCGCAATGCCCGACTCAAGGACACGAGCACCGCTCATCGTCGGACCCGAGATCGGCGTCTTGACGCCGTCGACCATCACGGTCGTGCGCGGGTCGAGGACCGTCTTGAAGTTCGATGAGTAGTCGGTCGACTTCGCGTTGTTGACGAGGGTGTTGATCACCGACTGCGGGATCGCACCAGTGCCGCCCTTCGCGGTCGCCTTCGCGATCGCGCTAGCGTACTCGTTGTGGATCGTGGCCGTGTCCTGAATGCGCTGCACTGCGATCTTGGCGAGTGCGTCACCCTTCTGCAATCCAGCGTCGGCGAGCGACTTATTGAGGATGGACTTGAGGTCGTTCAGCGAACCCGTCGTGATGACGTGCGCGGTCGCCATGCGGTTGTTCATCGCCTGCGCCTGCAACTCGTTGAGGCGAGTCGAGAAGTTCGCGTCGTTCGCGGCGTTCGCACCGAGCGCGGCGTTGTTCGCCGACAGGACCTTGGCGAGGCCCGAAGCGTCGGCACCCTGCCGCTTGAGGTCGCGCATGAGCCCAGCGTTGCTGGCCTGCAGCTGCGTGTACGCTTGCGCGTTCGTCGCCGCGATCTGCTGGTGGGCCTGCTGGCCCGCGACCTGCCCCTGCTGGTTCAGCTGGTTCAGGTCCGAGTACAGGCGGGAACCTTCCTGGCGCACGCCTGCGTCGGCCGAGCCGTACGCTTGGTGCAGGTTGCCGACCTGGGCATCGTAGTGCGCGTTGATGCGCGCATCTTCCGCTGCGGCAGCAGCGTTAATGCCAGAGATACCCTGGTTCATGGCGGTCGTGTACGGGTCGACGGGGGTCGGCTGCACGTGCTGGACCGTGTGGTCGGGCGGCGCCTTGACGCCGTACGGCGCACCGCCGAGCAGTCCTGCCGTGCCGTTGATCCCATTCCCCGCGGGCGCGACGGGAGGGGTGACGTAGCCTGTGCCGAGTTGGTACTGCTTGCCCCCGAACGTGAACGACGTCTGCGGGGGTCCTTCGACCCCCTTCATGCCGTTCCGCAGCGCGGGCTGCGGCTGGTTCACCATCGGCAGGTCGGGGTTACCCTGCGACGTGTTGAAGTCGTTCTGCGTCTGCACGGCATTGCGCTCGGGCGCAGCCACGTTCGCGGGGTCGGGCAGTAGGTATGTCCGCCCGTTGATGACGACGGTCTGGCTCATGCGATCACCGACTTCGCTGCGTACGCATTCAGGGCCTGCTGGTGCTTCGCCTTATTGGCGGCGAGGGCTGCCGCGCGACCGTACTCGATCTGCTGGCGCTGCGTGTGGAACTGGTTCATCGTGGCTTCCCGCCCGATCCCGAAGTCGGTCTGCTGGTTGGCATGCGCGATGTCGAGGTGGGACAGTGCGTCGTTCTGCAAGCCGCTGTGGAAGATGCCACGGCCAACGAACGCCTCGGGTTCGGCGTTCCGCTCGTCCAGCTGCTGCGAGTTCATGCGGGTCAGCGCCAGGCCGTAGGCGGTGCGTGCCGCATTCGTGTCGTGCTCGTTGGTCGCCAGCTGGCTGTTGGCGCCCTCGTTGATGGTGTTCTGGTCGTTGAGGTAGCCCGCCTCGACTGCGGCAGGCAGCTGCAACGGCGTCGAGCCAGGCACGGCGTTCGGTCCCGCGCCAGGCGCGGCACCCTGCGTGCGTGCGCCCACGTACTGCTGGAAAGCGGTCTGCTGCGAGGGGGTCAGGGCTTGGAGCGCGCCGAGCACGCCCGTGGGGCGGACGGCGCCAGCGGCGGCCTGGACGGCGCCAGGCTTGGCCGTCATCGGCTTCGGGCTCGGAACCGTGGTCACGGCGGGGGTGTAAGCGGCCATCGTAGTATAGGTCCTTTCGTCCCGTCAGGCGAGGCTGATGCGGAGGTATCCAGGGTAGCGGGTGGAGGCCCCGCTGTTGCCAGCTTCGACGATGGCATTGCTCGCAGCACCCACCACGTTCCAGCCCTTCGCCGAGTAGACCCTCGTGCCTGCCGCCACGGTCATGTAGCGGGAGCCGTACAGCGCGCCCGACACCTCGCCCGCTCCCGCCACGCGGGTCAGGACGATGATGCCGAGGGCCGTGCCTGCGGTGTTGTCCCACAGTTCGATCGCCAGTTCGCCCGCGGCCGTGAACGCGGCGTCAGGGCACCAGAACTCGAATAGGTAACGACGGGCAGTGTAGGTGCCGCTCGCCACAGCCACGATCTGCGTAGCACCCGCCGACGTCGTCGCTACGATCGTCACGTTCGCGACGAACTCGGCGTAGTTGACCTCGGTACCCAAGACCTGCGCGCTCGTGCCTGCCGTCAGGCGCCCCTCAGCGTTGAACGTCAGGACGGGAACGAGGGACTCGGAACCGACCGAGCCAGCCGACACGAGCGTCGAGAGAGCTACAACGCCAGCGGCCGTGATGGTTGCACTGCCGCTCATCGTCTGCCACGTCGGGTCTGCCGTCGTGGCGCCGAGAAGCAGCTGCCCGTTCGTGCCCACCGCCAAGGCGGTCGGCGCGCTCGTACCGTTGCCGACGTAGAGCGCGTGGGCTGTCAGCGTAGCGAGGCCCGTGCCGCCCTGCGCCACCGTGATCGTCGAAGCGAACGATGTCACCCCAGCGTTCGTGATGGCGATGACGCCCGTCATCGCAACATCGGTCGCGACGTTGCCTACACTGCCGACGAGGATGTGCGCCGACGTCAGCGCGTTGCTCATGTACGCGGGGGTGACATGGGTCCACACACCCGCCACGCGCTGCACGATATCGCCATTCGCTCCGCCTTCGAGGTTGATCACCTCATTGTGGATCTTGACGATGTCGAGGTTCGTCGACGTGCCGATACGCACCGCGCTCGTGCTCGGTGCCTCGATGATCACTCCGCCCGTACCGCCCGCGCCGACGCACTGCAACTGCAATGTGCCCGCCGCTTGGATGGCGATGCCCGCAGTGCCGCCCGTGCTGATCGAGATGAGTCCATTGGACGCCATCGTGATCGTGCCAGTGCCCGTCACGCCGTTGTACGTGCGGATGACGATGTTCGAGTTCTTCGATGCGTCGAGCAGGATGCCCGTGCCCGACGTCTTGGCGCTCGTGATCGTGATGGCCTGACCGCCAGCCTCAGAGATGGACATACCGTTCGCTGAGATGAGGTCGACCGAGCCCGCGCTCTCCAAACGCACGCCAGCGTTCGTCCCGCCAGTGGCCTTGATCCATATGCTCGGGTTGGAACCAGCCGCACCGTTCGCCGTAAAAAGCATACGGTCGGTGGCCGTCAGGTTCAGGGCAAAGGCGTTGGGGTTTGTCGCCGTGAGGTTGAGTGTGTCAGCCGAGAGCGCCATGACGCCCGTTGCCGTGACGGTGAACGCCACGGGCGTGAACGTAGTCGTCATCCCCGTGCCGAGCGAATCGAGCGCCCACATATCATCGGACTTCGCGACCGACCGTATCTCCCCGTCCGAGAAGTGGATCAGCCGCCAGTTGTCGGCGGGATTCATCAGACGATCCGTTGCGGGATGAAGCGGTGCGTGACCTGCTCAATACGCCAGTCGCGGTTGTTCGGCCCCGTCAGCTTGACGGCCGTCGCGTAGCACGTACCGATCGTGCCGCTCCGCTTGTTCGTCTGCACGCCAGGCGTAAACACGCTCGCCGTCCCGACGATCGTGTACGAGCGCGCAGTGACGCTCGGGTCCCAGTTCTTGTACGCGATAGCAGCAATCGTGTCGGCCGCAGGCAGGTCATCGAACACGACAGAGAAGCGGCGGAACCGCTTCTTCAACGACTGGTCGCCGCCGTCCACCCACGCGTGCGTGAAGCTGCCGTTGTAGTTCGTCGTCGTCGCAGCGAACTTGTCGGGCAACGTCGAGTTCAGCCCCTGGATCTGCACGAAGTCGCGGTGAGTCGCCTGTCCCGTCGCGCCCACATATGGGCCAACGCCCATAAGGTGGTAGAGGTCCGACGAGTCCTTGTACCCAGCAATCAGAGCGAAGCCGACGTCGTACTGCCACCAACCCTCGCCACACTCGACGTCGTGGACGTACGTGACGTTCGACAGGTCGGCCGAACCATTCTTGAGGCCAGTGACGTACAGTCGCTGGCCCGCCCAGCACATGACGGCCGCCGTCGAGTTCGTGACGGTGCCATCGCTGATCGCATTGTGCAGCTTCTGCCAGACAGGCTCGGCCTGCCACACGCGGCCCGACGAGGACTTGGCGTACGTCACCATGTGCGCGCCACGCATCTCGTCGAAGAAGAACACGCCGTTCATCGAAGCGACCGCAGCGTTCTTGTTCGCCGTGCCGATGCCGCTCGCTATCTTCTGGATCGACCACGTCGTCGGTCCGACGCCCGTCAGCATCCACACCGAGAACCGCTTGAAGATGAACAGGTTGCCGTACGCGCTGATGAGCGCGGTGATCATGTCGTTGTCCTGGCCTTCGCCGACGTCGATAAAGTCGGCAGTGCGGAAGTCCATCGGCTCGCCAGGGTGCGACCAACGCACCCGCGAGAAGTGGCGCGTGGCGCTCTCGACCGTGTCGGCGTGGAAGAGGTACTGTAAGTGCGTGCACACGAGCGACGACTTGACGCACGCGTTCGCTGCGGGTGCAGCCAGGTTGTCGTTGTACAGGTCGGCCGTCAACTCCGCCGACAGCGTCGTGTCGGGCATGATGCGCTGCACGGGCGCCAAGCAGTCGCGGTGCACGAACGTCTGCACCGAGTTCGGTGCAGCCACCCGAGCGAACTCAGCCGACGACCACGACTCGTTCAGAGTCGACGCCGTCGTGAACGTGCGGGTCGCGTCGGGGCTCGCGCCCTCGACGATCGGCGAGGTCGACCAGATGGCGACCTTGTCGGCCGTGCCAGCCACGTCGCGCGAGCCCGAGAAGAGAAGGCCCGTCGCTCCCGACGCGGGCACCTGATGCAGCCAACGAGACTGCAACGTCGTCGACAGGCCGTTCGACGCGAGCGGCCGAAAGGAAGCGCGCCGACGCACGCCACCAGCGGGCAGCAGGTCTACGTCCGAGCACTGGCTCAGTTCGTTGACCCGCATCGTCACGCCAATGTCGCGCAGGTTCAGCCCGCCAGTGAAGTCCCGAAGGATCTGTGAGCGGACAGGAGGCGGCGAGCCCTGCAACGGCGGGGTCTTGATGATCGCCACGTCACTCCCACGGGAATCGGAGTCGCCAGGTGGGAGACTGCGGGTTCTTCGCTCGCTCGCCGCCGAGGACGGTGTTGTTGGCCTTCGACGGGCGGTTCATCCGACGCTGTAGCGCATCGAGTTCGCCCTCGAAGCGAGACATCTTGAGGTTGGCGGAGGTGACGTTCTGCTGCAACTCGTAGGCACGAGCACACAGATACTCGCCGATGAGTGGGTGCATACTCACGTCGAAGTCGGGTGTAGCCGACGTCACCCCCGCAACAGGTACGAACGCACGCGAGCCCGACACCTTCATCACCTCGACGGCAGACGGCGACGGCCATAGCCACATGGCGCCATCGGCGTCGAAGGACCAGTGGGTCGGCGGTCCCGTCGTACGCGAGGCGGACGTGGGTAGGTAGTTGAGCGGCCACCGTTCAAGGGCGCGCTCGTGCTGGATGGGCTTGAGCATCCAGTTCGGGCCATGCACCGTGATCGGGAGGATCACGGTGGCGAGCGTCAGGAGCGCAGTCGTCGTCGCCGAGTTGGCCTGCTCGTACGCAACGAAGCGGTCGGAGTCCTCGACCACCTGGAACATGCGGTTCTCGGCCTCAGCGACCCACACCTGCAAGAGCGTGTCGGGAAGCTCGGTCGAGTCCGAGTCCATTGCGGCTCGGACGTATGCGTAGAGGTCCGAAACCAGCACGGCTTACTCCTGGGAGAGGTGGCTCCCGCAGTGAGTGTGCCCTTCGTCGGCCTTGGCCTTGCAGGGCTGCCCATTCTTGCGGGTACCGATACACGTGGCCCGCTCCGCATAGGAGGGGGCAACGTACGGCGCATCCGACACGTACAAACGCGCGCCCTCGCTCATCGAGTGCACCGAGTAGGTGCTCGCGATGGCGTTGTCGGGCACGATCCCGCCGATCCCGTAGGGGCGAGCGCCCTCGACACCAATCGTGTCGGGGTGCTGCGCCTCTCGGGTCGAACGGTCAGGCATTCGGGTCCTCGACGGTGACGGCCTCGACCTTCGAGGAAGCGTCACCAGGGATCGCCTCGACGAACACGGGCTCGGCCTCGACGGCCTCGTCCTCGACGACCACGTCGTCCTCAGCTACTGCCTTTTTGCGGGGCATATGCCACCACCTCACTGATCAGACGCCGACGATGACGGCGTACCACACGAAGTTGGTGACCGAGGTGGCGTTGGCCAACTCAGTTGCCGTGTCGGTGTAGAGACGAACTGTCGGCGCGCTGGTGCTCGCCGAGATGTCCAGGGCTGGCATCGTGCCACCCGAGATCGGCACCGAGGTCGATGTCGAGTTGCAGAGCACGAGCAGCGCGTGGATTTCCTTGAGCCCGTAGTCGGCCGCCGCCAGGGCGAAACCGCCCGTGGCGTACGTGCCCGACAACGTGATCTTGCACACGCGCACTCGCTTGCCCGCCAGGAAGTCTGTCGGGCTCGCCACGACCGCAGCGCCAGGAACCCCGTAGGCTCCGAACACATACGGCGTGACGAGGTGGCTGTGGGCCACCGTGTCTGAGATCGTCAGAGACGGTGCAGCCTTCGTTACGGTGACTGCCATGAGTCAGCCTTCCGATCAGGACTGCTTGAGGACGATGAGGTTGTACACCTTCGACGCGCCCGTGAAGCCCGTGGCGTCACCCGCCGCCGAGATCGACACCGTGTCGGTCGCCGACACGAAGGCGGTCACGAGGACTTGGTGAGCGAGAGCGACGGTCGGGCCGCCGATGAGGCAGATGTCGCCGAGAGCGGCACCAGTCACCGTCGTGGTCACGGCGTTGCCCGCCACACCCGCAGCGCAGGTGGGGATAGTGACCGTGACTTGCTGACGAGTCAGGGGAGACGTGGCGGTAACCGCCGTGCCACCCGAGTTGGTCCCGAGGACCATCGACTCCAACGCGTGCTGGGCCGACTTGGAAGTGCTTGCTGCTGCCATGATGCTTCCTTGTGGATCGAGGCGAGCGAGAGGGTGGGGGGCCGAAGCCCCCCACCAATCAGGCCGTGCGTGCGGTGAGCTTGCCGAGTCGGCGCCGACAGTTGACCACCAAGTTGCCGTAGCTCAGGATCTGAGCGTAGCGGGCGTCCTGGTTGGGCGGGCGCATGAACGGCGTGGTCGAGAACCACTTCGCGGAGTGCTTCGCGATCCACACGTGCTTGCTGTTCAGGAAGTAGAACGGCGTGGTGTCGAACGTGTAGCCCGTCGTCGCCACGAGGGCGGCGTCGAAGCACACGGGAGCGCCACGGTAGAGCAGGTTCACGAACCCTGCGTCGGCCGTTCCAGGGTCACTGTACCGCAGCGCGGGCTGCAACAGCGACTCGTACTTCTCCCACAGCGTCTGCGTGGTGAGCAGGAAGTCGGGCGTGTCGTTCCCGCCCTGCGCCGTGCCGTTCCACCCCGTCGACATGTCGGCGATGGTGAGGGGCTGCGCAGTCGAGGACGAGTAGGACGCCCAGTTGGCGTGGACCGACTGGTCCAGGCCACCGAAGGTGCCCGTCGCCGAGACACCCGCACCGATCCCGTTCCACGCGCCAGTCGGGCCAGTGGCCGACAGGAAGGTGGAGTTCAGGATGTTGGCGAGGGACTCTTCCGCCTGCATGGACTTCGCCGCGAGCAGGTCGATGATGGCCTGCTTGCCGCTGTTCTGCGCCTCTTCGAGGCCAGCGATGGCGATGGACACGGCGGCCTGCTTCCACAGGTACTCCGCCGCGGTGACGCCGTCCTGCGGGTTCGTCGGGATCGTGTCGTACATCGAGTAGAACCCTGCGGTGGAGTTCGTACCCTCGACGATCGGGATGACGATGCGGGCGCCGCCGTCGTAGGACTTGATGTTCCCCGAACGCTTCAACCAGTTCAGGAACGGCCGCTGGTTGAACACGTTGTTCTCCAACGTGGGGGTGTAGTTGTAGAGCGTGGTCGACAGAAGGCTGTCGTACGCGAGGGACGTGGTGTCCGCCATGATGCTTCCTTGGGATCGACGAGCACCTTAGTGCTCGGGGCCTCAGCCGTTGATTTCGGCTTCGGCTGCGGCAAACGCTTCCGAGATCGACATGAGCTTGGTGCCAGGTCCAGGGGTGACCGAGTTGGCTGCCACGGGGCGGCCATCGGCGACGGGCGGAGCGGTCTGCTTCGCACGTCGTCCCTGCGCGACTTGAGTCGCTGCATCGAAGCTCATCGCCTTGAACGCTGCATCGAGACTGCCGATGCCTTCGTCCACTGCGAACTGCAAGAGCTTCTGATCGTCGAACTTCACGCCGTACTTGGCGTGAACTGCGGCGAGTTCAGACTGCACCTTCGCCTCAGCGGTAGTCCGCTGAGTCTCCGCCATGAACTGCTCGACCTGCTTCCAACGCGGGTCCGCATTGTCGGGTGCGCTACCCTGGCCTTCGGACTCGAACGGGTTGTCGCCCGCCGCCACCGCAGCCGCCTGGGCCTTGGTGAGCTTGAGTCCGTACGCCTCAGCCACCTGGCTGAGCGTCTGCTCGGGGTTTGCCTCGATTGCGTCCCACAGCTGTTGGGCTGCCGAAAGCTCTTGGCGCTCCTGCGCAAGGGCCTGCGTCTTTCGGGTGTAGTCCGCCTGCCGCTGGTAGCCGTTGATCGCCTCTTCAATGGAGACTTGCTCGGGCTTACCGTCGATGATGACGGTAACGGAGGTCGGAACCCCTGGACTTTCCGCTGGCACTCCTTGTCCTGCCGAGGCAGGGGTCGTGTCGGCGACTGGCTCTTGAACTGTTTGCTCGGGCATGAATCCTCAAGGGTTGTTCCGCTCGGACGACTATCGCCGTCATGGTATGGTACGAAGTGTCCCGTTACTTGACGTACGCCGTCGCCGTAAGGGACGCCCACGACGTCGAAGAGATGAAGATTCCGTTCGCTGCGTTGATGCCTTCGTCGGCAAACGCCATGAACAGGGGCACACCACTCGCCATCTTGAACGGGCCGAAGAGGACCGTGCCCGATGCCGCCGACGCGTTATCGAATACGGTAACGGTCGGGGTGACTGCGCCGTTCGGGTTGAGGGCGATGGCCGATAGGCGGCCACTCGTAGTCTTGCACGCCTGGTCGCCCGACACCTGGATGGGCGAGGCCGCCTGCGCGCCGCCGCCCTTGGACGTGATCGGGTCGGCCGCGCCACGGTACGTGACCTCGGCTGCCGCCCACGCGCCCGTACCCGCCACGAACTGCGCGTTGATCGCGGTCAGCGCGCTGACGATCTGGTACACGACGGTGGTGAAGTTGCCAGGGAGGGGCGTCGTCGTGACGCCCGTGAACCCCGCGGGCGCCGTCGCCGCTGTCGTCCCGAAGTTGCAGATGGCCCACACAATCTCGCGGGGCTGGGTCAACGTGCTGGACGCGCCTGTTGCTGCGGGCGTGGCCGCGCCCGTCGCACCAGGCGACGAGTCCACGGGGAACGTGTAGAGGCCCGACACGTTCTGGATCGACACATCGGTCGTGGAGGACGTGGCTGAGGACCACGTGATCGTGACTGTGTCGGTCGGGACGAGCGCGACGGTGATCGGCGCCGAGCAGATGGAGACGGCCTGGACCGCTCCCGCCTGCGTCTTGTCGACCGTCCAGGTGTTGCCCTTCGAGTCTACGATCGAAGAGACGATCTTCGCGGCCGTAGAACCCACGAGAACGAATCCCCGCGTACCGACCGCCATACCCACGGTGAGCGTCTCAACAGATGTCGCTGCGGTGAGTGTCGTGTGCTCCGCTACGAAGCACTCGACGGGAGTCCCGATGGTCATGGTGTGCTCACTTCACGCGGACGGTAACGGACAGGGTCGTCCACGAATCGGCGTGGACGTAGATGCCAGTCGCGGCGTTGACGCCCTCGTCACCGAACTGAATCAGCGTCGGCGTGGCCGACACGATCTTACACGGCCCGAACAGGACGTTGCCGCTCGCGGCAGCGGGGTTGTCGAAGATGGTCACGGTCGGCGTGACAGCGCCCGTGGGCAGGATGTCGACGCCGCAAAGGCGGCCGCTGGCCGCCTTGCCGACAGCGTCAGCCGTGTTCACCGTGACGGGCTGTGCGGGTTGCCCCTTACCGAAGGCCATGTCGTCCTACTTCCTCAGAGATTCTTGGATTGGGCTTGGTTCGTGAGGCGTTGCAAGTACAGCTGCTGCATGTACGCCTGCTGCTGTTGCTGCTGCTCATCAGCCGCGTCCTGCTGCTGTTGCTGCAAGGACTCCTGGTGGTCGAGTGCCGACGCTTGCTGCTGCTGCTGGGCCTCCAAGTCGGAGAGCCCCGCCTCGTGCTGCTGCGCGGCCTGCTGCTGCTGCATCTGTGCAGCGGCCTGTTCCTGGCCCTGCGCACTGCCGCCCTGCTGGCTCGGCTGGAACCCAGCCTGCTGCTCCATCTGGCGGCGGATGTCCTCGGGCGCGTCCTTGTAGGACATCTGCTCGATCAACTTCTCCTGCGGTCCCTGCTGTGGCTGCTGTTGCAGCAGGAACGGGGCGACGTCCTTGATGTCGAACGCGTTCTGTAGCAGGTACGTCACGACCGCCTTCGGGTCGACCGTCTGACCCATGAAGGGTTCGAGCGCCTGCACGAGTTGGATGGCGTCCTGGCGGAGCGATACGTCATCCTTCGGCGTGGTTGACCCCGCCTCGACGATGAAGTCGTACTCGCCCTGGATCTGGTCGGGCGTGAACGTGACCCAGTTCTGGATGCCGTCCTTGCCGACGATGGCCGCCGTCTCTTCCTGCGTGAGCCAAATCTGCGCCATCTGCACGACACGCTCGGCGATGGTCGCCATGAACTCTTCGACCTGCGAGAGCTTGTCGGACACACGCGCGTCGGTACTCGCCTGCAACAGGTTCGCCTCGGTGGCCGTGCGCCGAATCTCGGGCGCGCTGCCACGCTGGTACTCGGTGACGCCGCTGACGAGGTCGAGGTCGGCCTCGACCTGCTGGCTGTACTGGTACATCTGCGGGTCGAGTGCGGTCTGCGGGATTGGCATGATGATCCGCGAGAGGTCCTCGTCGCCGTCGATGTAGACGATGCGGCCGTCCTCGTCGGACCCGAGCACGTCTTGCGCGACCGAGTCGAGCTTGTCGCGGAGCGCGAGGTACGCACGCTGCCACCGCTTGCGGTGGTTCGCCATGTCGGAACGCACGCCGTTCAGTTCGTGCTGGATCGGCTCGATCATCTCCAAGTCGCCGACCGAGTAGAACTCGTCGGTCAACTCATAGTTGCCGAGGTGCACGAACGGGTGCCCGAACGGGAACGGGAAGTCGGTTGGCTCCAAGAGGAACCCGTCCGCCTTGTCGCTGAACACGCAGTAGTATTCGTTCTGGATGTCCCAATACTCCCACAGGGTGACACGCCGAATGTCGTCGTTCTGCTCCGACGCGGAGTGCGCACTGTCGTCGGCCTCGTCGTCGCGCCAACGCGGGTTCTGTGCCATGTCGGGCGACAGGGCGTCGCGGGCCGCCTTCAAGTACCGCTTGTCCTGCTTCACGGCCTCGATCGGCACGATGATGCGTTGAGCGATCCACTTGAGGTCGTCGTCGCACGTCGCTTCGGGGTCGATGAAGATGTCGAATGGCGAACAGCGATGCACGAACGGGCGGTCGTGCTTCACTTCCCAAATCTCGGTGTCGAGCCCACCCTCAATGTCGTCGTCGGACGGTAGGTCGGCAGCGATCGCGGGATCGGCGATGGCCGCCTGCTCCCGCTGCTGGTACATGTCGGTGCGTTGCGCGCCGAGTTCCTCGGGCGTCGCGGGCCGCGACTTCTCGGCGTACTTCCAGCCGAGTTTCACCCAGCCGTTGCCGATCTGGATGGAATCCTTGACGGCACGCTTGACGTCGAGCTTCCACTTGTAGCGACGCCACCAGTAGTTGACGGCCGCCTCGATGTACTGCGCGTTGGCCACGCCCTCGGGCTTGCGGGGCGTGACCGTGATCTTCGGCTCGTTCACGGCCACTGACGGCACGATCGTGTTCACCGTCGAGAAGCAGATGTTGACCATGACGCGGTCCTCGGGCGACAGCCCGACGAACTGCTTGCCGCGGTAGAGCTTGAGCAGGCGGCGCCAGGTGGAGTCGAATGCGTCCTTCCTCCACCGCTTCGACGCGCCGATGCGCATCGAGTAGTTCTTGAGCAAGTCCTTCTTCGTCTTGCCGCTCCGCTTGTACGCAGCCTCGGTCGTCTGCGCGGGCGCGTCAGTACCAGGCCAGTACGAGGCCGTGGTGGGAACGGGTGCTTGGGGCAAGACGAGATCCATCACGCCACCTTCGGCTTCTGGCAAATCGGCGGCAGGAGGCCCGCCTTGGCGGCGGGACCCCAACTGTAGGTCGGGAGGACATGGTCATCGAAGGGGCGGTCGCACTTGGTGCATCGACCTGTCGGCTGCCCCATCAGATGCCAGCCGCTTCGACAGCCTTCGTGGCTGCTTGCTTCGCGGTCAGCTTGGGGCGGTCGTCTACGACGTTGGGCACCTCGCGCGCGATGTCATCGTACGAGCGCATCTTCGAGCGAGGCCCGACGTACTCGGGCGGCTCGTTGCCGTACTTCTTCGCGTTCGCGAACATCTCCGCAGTCTGCTCACGGATCGTGCCGTGATCGCCGTGGAACATGTCCTGTCCACCCGAGAACATCCAGCCGACCGAGCGGTAACGCTCGCCCCGCTCTCGTTCCTCGGGCGTCAGCCCAGGGCACGTCAATAGGCCGTGGTGCTGTATGTGGTCACAGGGGTCGCCGTATTCGTCAGCCACGTTCTCTCTCCAAGTAGTCGGCTGCCGCCCGAAGGCGGACTGTGTTGTCTCGAAACTTGCCAAGGCCGAGGTTGCACTCCTGGCATAGGAGTCCGCGATTCTCGCCCGTCTCGTGATCGTGGTCCACGGATAGTCGTTTCTCTTCAGTCGGGCGCACGCGACAGATGGCACATCTGCCGCCCTGCTCGGCAAGCATTTCGGCCCACCGTTCCAGGCTCAGCCCGTATCGGTACTTGAGCATTGCACGAAAGGCGACCTCGGGGTTCTTGGCCCGCTTTCGCGATTCGTCCATCACAGTATGGTCCCTTCCGTCCCGTCAGTACCCATTGTGGGCGCCGATCGGCTGTCGCTTGTTCACTCGATCCTTCGGTATCTGCGCCGCCCACCACTCCATCGTGCCCCACTGCATGCCGCCGTTCTGCGACTGCGCTTGCGTGGCGTACTGGATCATCTGGACAGCGATCGCCAAGCTCATCGTGCGGTCGTCGTACGGGCTGCCCCGCAGCCGCCCGAACTCGTCCCGCACGAACGTGCGAAGCTCGGCGATCGTGTACTGGTCGGGGATGTCGATGGTCGCCTCGCGGATTGACGTCGCCAGTTCGTCGAGCATGAGCGGCCGTGACTTCTTCGACGTCACCCACCCGATCTTGTTCGTGAAGCGTTGGGACCGCTCGTCGATGATGCGCGAGTAGAAGATGTGCGGGTACTTGTGCCAGTCCTTGAGGTACTTGCACGTGGTCAGCCCGTGGTTGTTGACCTCGACGCCGAGCAGGGCCTTGTTGTAGTACGTGCCGAGGTCGTTGAGCACCTCGGCGAACTCTTCGGGGGCGACGTGGCCGTGCCAGTGGGCGACCACCTGATGGGTACGCCAGTGGATGACATGGGCTGACGAGTAGTCACCGTGCGCAAGGCCTTCTGCAACGTCGGCGCCTACGACATAGACGTCATCCTCGATGGGTGCGTCCCACACCGTGAGGTGCCCTTCCTCGTTCGGCTGGAAGTCGATGCGGTCGAAGGACGCGAGGTACCCAATCTCGCCAGGTTGGGCGTTTTGGAGCATGACGAGCAGCTTGTCGGTGTCGAAGTACGGGTTCCCCGACTTGATGAACGCCTCTTCTGCGGTCGTCGGGTACTCCTGGTGTAGGAGCCACGACGGCATCGTGCGCGCCTTCGTGTCGTACCAGTCCTGGTTGCGGTCATCGCGCGCGGACCACGGCTCGAAGATGGGGTAGAAGTCGGAGTTGCCCAGCGCGGCCTCGGTGTACGTCGTGCAGAAGAAGTCGCCGTACCCCTTCGCCGTGGAGAGCCCGATGATGCGCCCACCGACGTCGGCGACGGGCTCGATGGACGCCCACGCGTCCTCGGGATCGGCCAAGGACGCCCACTCGTCGACCACGACGAGGTACGCGGTGCGCCCACGGGCGGGGTCCTCCTTCGACGGGAGGCTCTCGATGGACGAACCGTTCCCCTCGAACTCGCAGACGGTCATGTTCCACGCGCCCTGGCTGGGTCCGCGCTCCTTCATCCAGTCGGGCAGCCGCTTGTACCCGTACTTCACCATCTTCAGGATGGCCTGCGCCTCGCGCTCGCCCTTCGAGAGGAAAATGATGAGCCGATCGGGGTGGAAGAAGGCCAGCCAGAAGGCGTAGGCCGAAACGAGAGTCGTCCAGCCGATCTGACGGGCCTTCAGGGTGACGATCAGGCGCTCACGGCGGAACACTTCGAGCCCGCGCTTCTGCGCGTCGAACAACTCGAACGGGATCGCCCCATGCTCGGGGTGCTGTACCATCCAGAAGTGCTCGAAGAAGTAGATCGGGTCGTTGCGGCACTTCCGCCACTGCAACTCTTGGAGTGCTTCGCGCGCGGAGGGCATCAGACCTCCGCGGAGAGGGCCGCAAGCTCGGCCAGTTCCTCGGCAGTCAGGTCCGAAAGGTCCTCTTTGCCCGTCTTTCGGGGCGTGATCTTGTCGACGTGGTCCATGTAGAGCTTCGCGGCCGTCATGTCGCCGCCCTTGGCCTTGTTGTAGATGGCATTCATCACCTGCTGGACCCGTTCGGGACCCATGTTCAGGCTGTTCGCCCGCAAGGTGATCAACTGCTTGACCCGATCGTCGGTATCCCACCGCTTCACGGTCGAGTAATCGACCGTGTGCTCCTTCGCCCACGCCGTCTTGGTCCTCGGATCTCGGTCGGCCTCGGGCGTGCACAGCCAGTCCACGTAGTCGTGGACGATCTCGGGCGGCTTACCGCCTGGCCACTGGCCAGGACTCTTCATCGTCATCAGATGATAGGGTGACGGTCGGGGTCGGCAGGCGTCAGAAGCTCGACGAGGCGCTCAAGCGCCACGGCGATGCGCACCAGAGGAGGATCGACCCACGGCATCGGCACGACAGGCGTCGGCGACGGGTACGTCGCTGGTTGCGACGTCGGGTACGTCCACGGCTGCCGAGGGATGTACGGCGTGCCCGTGTACGTGTTGCCCTTCAACGGCCCGTCACTCGGCTTCAAGTCCATGATCCCGAACTCCATACTGATCCCTTCGTCGGTCGGCGCGGGGCGGGAGGGACCGCTGGGAGGGAGAGCAGCTATCCTCGTCCCGCCCCGCATAGTATGCTCCCAAGTGTCCCGTGCACGATCGTGCACACCCGCCCGTTGCATATATGCAACACACTGAGAACGGGACAGCTGGAACCATACTATGATGGCAACGAAACCGTGTCCTGTCTGCGGCTCAGCCGAGAACCCCAAGTTCTCGCCCGAATCCGCTTGGTGTGCACCCTGCTCGCGTGGCGAACTCACCATGCAAGCCCTCGAAGCGACAGCGCCCGAGCGGCACGACGTGTTCAGCACATGACCTACCAGGCACGCATGGTCGACAGCCTCGACGAACGCCGCAAGGCACTCGAAGTGCTCCCCACCACACCGCTCACGCGCAAGGCGCGCACCGAGAGTCGCATCATGCACTCGGCGCCGCCGCCGAAGCGCCGCCGCCAACCTCGCAACCACAGGAACGTCACCCCGAAGTAACCTGACGGCCAGCACCTGCCGCCAGCACTACGGGCCAGCGCCCTCGATCAGAGCGAACCACACTGGTGAGAACCCCGTGCGGTCATCGCTTTGTCTCCGAGAGGCTGGTAGAAGCCCCCCAAGGGGCTTCCGCGAACCCCCCTCAGATTTTCCCCCACGGAAAATCGTATCGGGGAGGTAACCGCAGGTCAGAGGCCGTGCATACACGGCCGACAGAAGCCGAAAAACTGGCCGCACTTGCGTGTAGACGGTAACACTACATTACACTGCACTGCCTAGCCCCCCCTATGGGGGGCATGCGCCCTCGCTTCGCCAGCCGTGGACGGCTGACGAACGAGAACGTAGACCAGGAGCACAAGCTGAAGCTTGTCCTCCTAGCGTGCGCAGCACGCACCCATAGCGAGGGAGCCTGAGCCCCCGAGCGCAGCGATCGCTGACGCTCTCGCTGCACCACGGCTGCTTGCGTGCTCTCTCGCGGGGTGACGTACTGTGCCCGAGCGTAGCTCGCAGGGCTCGCCTAGCTCGCTGGCGCTCGCCGAGCGTGCTTGGTGGCACGGGGGGTTTCGGGGTTGTCGTGGCGGGGGAGCCTTTGGGCCCCCGCCACAAGGTAGGGGGATTTGGGGGTCAGCCAGTCAGGCTGACCAGCGATCACAGGAGTGAGACATGAGTGACAACACCGTAGCACAGCAGGGCGAGAGCACGAAGCTTCAGCTTCGGGGGATCGACCTCAGGCCGTTGGGCCTGAACTGCTGGGCGATCAGCTTGTTCGTGCCGACCCCGATGCTCTCGTCCCTGCGGG